GTTTGTCAGAAAAAGATTTCAAAAAACAACAAAAGAAAAAATTACTCGAATTAGAAAGACAAATAAAAGAAGAGAAGAAAGTTTTATCTGGTTTAGCATCTGATACTCAGAAAGCTGACGCAGAAAAAAATTTAGAAGAAAAACGTTTAGCAGTATCTAAATTAACAGAAGAGATCAGGGGATTAGAAAAACAAAGCAAAGTAAGTTTTACTAATCTTAAAAATAAAATAGCAGAAACTTTAGATGTTGATGTTAATGAATTAGGAAATGACTTTAATAGTATTGCCGAAAGCATTGCTAATATTAAAAGTAAAAATCTTGAAGAAGTTAAAAATAACATTGAACAAATTGGAGAATCTACTGAAGGCGCAACCCAAGAATTAGATAAATATGAAAAAGGTTTAGAAGATAATAAAAAAGGTGTTTCTGAATTAGATAAACAATGGAAAGAAGCCGAAGGTTTAAAAGATAATATTAAATATTTCTTCAGTTTAGGTAACGCTGTACAATTATTTAAAAACGCTGTTAGAAGTTCTTTTAATACTGTTAAAGAATTAGATAAAATCATGACCGAAACAGCAGTTGTAACTAATTTTACTGTTGGAGACATGTGGAAAAGATTACCAGAATATACTGAGCGTGCTAACCAATTAGGTGTCTCAATAAGTGGAGCTTATCAATCAGCTACTTTATTCTATCAACAAGGTTTGAAAACAGATGAAGTTGTTGCAGTTTCAAATCAAACGTTAAAAATGGCTCGAATTGCAAACCTCGACGCCGCAGACTCTACAGATAAAATGACTGCGGCGCTTCGTGGTTTTAATATGGAAATAAATGAAATCTCTGCCGAGAGAATTTCAGATGTTTATTCAAAACTTGCTGCTATTACAGCTTCTGATGTTAATGAAATTGCTTCAGCTATGACTAAAACAGCATCTATTGCGCATTCAGCAAATATGGAATTTGAAACAACTTCTGCCTTTCTTTCTCAGATTATTGAAACTACTCGTGAATCAGCAGAGACCGCCGGAACAGCTTTAAAAACTGTTATTGCTCGTTTCCAAGAACTAAGGAAATCACCAAGTGAAATAGGGGAAATTGATGGTGAGATAGTTGATGCCAACCAAATTGAAGGTGCTTTAAGAACAGTTGGAGTATCTTTAAGAGATAGTGCTGGACAATTTAGAGCCTTAGATGATGTTTTCTTAGAATTGGCTAGTAAGTGGGATAGCTTAGATACAAATACTCAACGTTATATTGCGACTATTGCCGCAGGTTCTCGTCAACAATCCCGTTTTATTGCCATGATGAGCAATTATCCAAGAACAATGGAACTTGTTAATGCAGCTAATAATTCAGCCGGCGCCAGCCAAGCTCAATTTGAAAAGACATTAGCTTCTTTAGAAACAAAACTCGCTAAATTAAAAAATGCTTGGGATGAATTTACAATGGGATTAGCTAATAGCTCTGTTATAAAATTAGCTGTAGATCTTCTTACTGGTGTAATTACAGCCATAAATAAAATAACTTCAATATTGCCTGGTCCAATCAGTGGCTTCGCAAAACTTGCCGTAGTGATTGGTGGTATGAAAGTTGGCGAAAAAATGTTTGACGCATTCATAAGTAAAATACAAAATGTTAGTAAAGGTGTGACTAAAGAAGAAGGTACTATGAGCAAAGCTTTTAGTAAGATTGGGACAGCTATTAAGAATTCATTCTCAAATACTAAAGCTTTTAAAGCTTATCAAGCAGCATTAGAAGCTGGTGCTTCTAAGGGAGAAGCTTTAGCTGGATCCATAAAAAAGGCTACTACTGCTAAAATTAATGAAATAATTGTAGATAAAAAACTTAATGAAGAAGAAAAAAAAGCAGCAATTTTAACAGCTTTAAGGACCGAAAAAGAAAAAGCAGGATTATTTACTCGAAAATCAGCTATTACAGTTAAATGGGCAAATATTTTAGCTACAAAGGCAGAGTCTTTAGAAGCAAAAAAAGCGGCAGTAGCAGAAGGAGCAAGGACAGGAGCAACTGTTGGTTCAACAATAGCAACATGGGGACTTAATATTGCGATAGGTGTACTTACTGCTCTGACTTGGTTATTGACTTTACCTCTTGGTGTAATTCTGGCAATTCTTTTGGCAGTCGTCGTAGTCATAGTAGCTATAGTATATGCTGTTAAAAATTTAACCGATACAGCAAAACTTGAAAAACTCAATAAAAAAATTGAAGATATGAATAGTCAATTAAGTGATGCAAAAGATATTCTTGAAGATATTAATGCAGAAAAAGATGGACTTGAAGAACTTCAATCAAAATTTGAGGATCTTACTCATGGTACTATAGAATGGAAACAGGCTTTAGTCGATGTTAATCAAAAGGTTCTAGATTTAATAAATAAATATCCCGAATTAGCTGCTTATATTAGCCGTGGAGCTCAAGGTGAAATGATTATAGCCGATGAAGGCTGGGATAAAATGATAGAGTTAGGTCAAAGTAGGTATAATGCTACTTTAAATGCAATGACAGCCTTGGAAATGGAACGAAGTAATCTTTTATCAGAAATTGAATTAAAAAAGACTACTGACACAAACGACAAAAAAGCACTAAAACAAGCTAATGAAGTTGCTCTTGAAGTTAAAAGAAACGTTATTTTTTCTAATTTAGCAATGCAAGGTTCAGTAGGAAATAGTGATTATTCGGAAATGGCAATAGAAGCAGCCGGTGGAACTTTTAAAGACTTTGATAAACAAATAAAAGACGCTGAAAAAGAAATAGGCGGAATTGGGAAAGAAGAAAAATTAGCATATTCTAAATTGACTGGATTAACGTTAGATGATATTAATAAAAAAATAAAAGATGAAGAATTATCTAAAGATACTATAAAAACAATCCTTGCAACAGATGTTGTTACTAAAAAAATAGATAAAGCTATGGAAAAAACTGCTAAAGAATTTAGTAGAATTTCTACAAAAGAAGGCAGTGGAGTTTTAAAAAATATTCTTTCGACTGATGGCACAAAACTAACTAAAAAAGAAATAGAAGAAAAAGATTTAATAAAACTTAAAACTCAATCAGACGTAGATGGATATTTAAATAGTTTTGGAACAAGCTTAGAGAAATTAGGAGTAACTTTAGAAAATTTTAAAGAGAATATAGAAAATGCTAATGAGACATATGAATTAGCTTCCGCAAAACTAGAACGTTTTGAATTAAGTTCAGAGGGTCTTAAAGGTTTAGGAACAGAAGCCGTTAAGGCGCTAAGTGGACAATTTAGTATGATGGCTGTTGGAGGTGGTTCTGAAAAAACACAAAGTGTGATTAATTCTTTTGACATTTTAATCTCTGAATTAGGAGATAATGCTGGTTTATTTTCAACTATTTTATCTGGTATGGACTGGAAAGATGCGAATGCTTGGGATAACTTAATTCAGGTTATGAAAAATGAAGGAATTCCGGTTTCATCTACAATGGCTGAAGAAATTAAGAAATTTGCGGAAGAAGCAAAGGGTGCCGAAGGAGCCATATCTAAAGTAAATATTGAAAAATTAAAAAATAATATTGAAAGTTTAAATAAAATAATTAAAGATATCAGATCTGGAGAAATTGGAAGAATATTAGATGAAAGTACATACGAGGCTATTACTAAAGATAATGATTTATTAAAATCTTCGTTCCAAAAAGATTTAGAAGGTAACTTTGTATATTTAGGTAATAATATTAAATCCCTTGAAAAAGCCTTAGAAGATAGCACAAAAGTTGCTCTTGAGAATTTAAGATATCAAACAGGTGAAAAGATTGAGGGTGGAAAAGCATTAACTGGTATTAATTATACAAACTATGAAGATTTAGCGGGTATTGCTCAAAAGAACTTGATTATTAAATCTATAAACGCCATGAGGGGAAAGGGAGTTGATTTAAATGCTTTAGGGGTTGATGGATTAACTAATGAAATAACAGGAGAAGGTATTAAAAATTTAGACTCAGAACAATTAGAAAAAATGTTAAGTCAAATATCGGGATTAGCTAGTAATATTACTGGAAATGAAGATTTCTTAAAAAAAGAAAGTATTTCTCTTTTAACTACAAATAAATTAGCTCAAAGTTCTGATGTTGTTGCTGGTGGACTCATATCAAATTTAAATAATGGTAATAATGAAGAATTAATATCTTCTATCAATGCCTTATCAACTATGGCTATTGAATATGGAGTTAAAGGTCAAAAGATAGATGAATATACAACTTTAACTAACAAATTAGTTGATGCGATTGGAACTTCAGATTATGAAAGGATAGCTAAAGAAGTTGAAAAAGTTACTGCTGAACTGGCTGAGTTAACGGCATTAGCGCGCGAGCGTGAAAAAGTTATGGAGCTTGAACAGCAAGTATATGATGCTATAGTTAAAGAAAGAGAAGAATCTATTAATCAACTTGAAAAAATCAACACATCAATAAATGATGCAAATAATAAATTAATTTCGTCGATAGAGAAGACAGTTGCTGAAGAAAGAAGTTTAAGACAAAAAGAAAAAGCCCAAGAAGAATTAACCGAGAAGGAAAGACGCCTTGCTTATTTGAAGATGGATACCTCTGGAGGAAATGCTCTTGAGATCATGAAACTTGAAGAAGAACTAGCTAAAGATAAAGAATCATATGGAGATACTTTAATTGACCAATCCATTCAAGAATTAAAAGATAGTAATGAGATTGCTCAAGAACAAAGAGAAGAACAAATTCAGTTGATGCGTGTACAATTAGAAGAAGCTCAAAAGAATGGTATTTTATGGGGAGAGGTAAAAGCTCTTTTAGACAGTAATGAAGAAAATAGCATTAAAAATTTATTAATGAAGGCAACTGATTTTGAAAGCTTTAGCGAAAAACAAAAAGAAGATTTTATTGCGATGACAGATGATTTACTTAATGCTTATGAGAATAGCAAAAAAGGCGTTACAGTTCCAGGACCTGTAGAAGGTGGCACAAATGGAAAATGGAAATGGTACGTCGGGGGGCAAGAAAGTAGTGAAACTTATGACAGCAAAGAAGCCGCTACCCAAGCTTTAGTAGGTACTGGTAAAGGTAGATATTACGATGCTCAAGTTTATGATAGTGCGGTGGAATCAGCCACTGAAAGAACCTATGGAAAAGCGCCTATTGAGGATATTACTTTAGGAGCAGATGTTATTAAAGGAGACTTAAGTACAGATCTATATCCGGATGAAATATTTAACAGGGGAGATTTGGATGCTGGGAAAAGCGAAAGAGGAAATGTAATAGTAGATGGTAAAGATTATTATATGACCTTACAAGGTAAGGATGATAGTATTACTCAAATGGCGATTGAAAATGGACTAAATAGGGTTGGAAATATAATAAAGAAGAATGGTTCACAATATTTAATTTTAGATTCTTCCGATGGTAGCCCTGGAGCTTATAAGGTTAAAAGTGGAAATCTTCCTACTGATGGTTGGACACAATACAAAACCGGTGGTATGGCTGACTATACCGGTCCGGCTTGGCTTGATGGTACTCCTTCAAAACCAGAAGCTGTTCTTAATGCAACTGATACTCAAAATTTCATGTCTCTCACTAACATTTTATCAAGACTCTTCGGTTCATCTACCCCAAATACTAATACTCCTTCCGGTGATAATTATTATGATATAAACATTGATGTAGAAAGTATTAGTAATGATTATGACGTAGATAAACTTGCAAATAAAATTAAAGGCATTATACAAAAAGATTCAACATACCGCAACGTTAACACAATTAATCGTTTAAGGTAACTTAAACTATTAGATTATTTAAATAAAAAATTTACTTAATTATAACGAGATGGGTGGCTACTTATGTAGTCACCCGTAATTAAGAGATAAAGGAGGAAATAAATGGCAGGGGATATAAATGAAATATATACTGGAAGTCCAAATAATGGAGAGTGGCGCGGTAGTTATTTAGGGTTTACTTTTAATGGTGTACACTCTTCTGGTTTAGGTATCGTTAGAACTAGTTCTGGAAGTCGTTATAGTGATGACTTACTACCAATGACCACAGATAAAACTGTAGAGGTACCCGGAGGAGACGGGACTTATTATTTTGGTTCATACTATACTCAAAGACAATTTACAATAGATTTTGCTTTTGATCGCTTAACTGATTTGCAGTTAAGAAATTTGAGACGCTATTTAGGCGATAAAAAAATTCATGATTTAATATTTGATGAAACACCGTATAAAGTTTATAGTGCAAAAGTAACCGGCAGTAGTTCAGTTAAACATTTATGTTTTGATATAGATGGCGGTCAACGAATATTTAAAGGCGAGGGAAGTATTCAGTTTACTTGCTTTTTTCCGTTCGCGCGAAGTAGATATAAATACTTAGATAGTTATACTTTAGAAAATATCCTTGAGTGGGATAACGATACAGATTTAATTAATATTGAAGAATGGCGCGTTGCGAGTGGTATTGAGAATCAAGGAATCAATGATATGATTTATGAAGACGCAATAGAAAAATTAATAACCGATGTAGATTTAATTACTACTGCCTCTGGAGATCTTTTTACGGACGACTTAGAGCCAAACCCACCTGCAATCGAAGGGGGATATATTGTTTTAGAAAGTGAAGTCACTGAACTTGGAAGTTCACCAAGTACTTTGTTTGCTGAATTAGGGGCTTGGTTCACAAGCGAACTTGGAGAAGCAATAGGAATTCAAGAAGCAAATAGCTATCTTGTGGCTCATCCAGGTATCCTTCCTGTAATCGAAGGTAATTCAACTTATTTTATTATTTATAATGCCGGAGATTTACCTACCGACTGGACACTAAAAATAGATGGATTAGTTCAAGGCAACCTCAAGTATATTTCTAGTTGCGTCCTCGGTACATATAGAGGCGGCGGACTTTTAATCATAGATAAGTTCTTTTTGAATGAAGGAGATAGCTATGTTATTATAAATTCTAAAACTCATATGATAGAAGGATATACAGCAGAAGATGTTAAGAGTGGCAATATCTATAATGCCGCTGTTATACTTGGAGATTATTTTAAAATTCAAACGGGGAAAGATAGATTTTTGATAATTGGGACTAATATGGAAGGAAATGTTCTTTCGCACGAATATGAGATAAACTATGATTACCTATATTTTTAAGGAGATGAAATGAGTATGTTAGAGAAAAAGCCATATGAAATTTCCGTATGGAAAGATTTCAATGATGGTGGAACTTTTATAGAGCAAAGGGTCGCTATTATTGGTAGCGACAAAATGACTACACTAAATAGAGCAGTTAATTCAAAATTAGTTTCAAATATTAATGGAACGAATACAATGACTTTTGATTTATATTATCGATACGAAGATAATGAAACTGGAGAGGAAGTAGATAATCCTTTTGTTAATTTTATTAATAATGAGACAAAGATTAAATTACATTTTAATGATAAATGGTATGATTTTATTGTTAAAAATATAATTAAAAATTCTTCTCAAAAGAGCTATACTTATGAATTAATTGACTTATATATTAATGAATTATCAAGAAATGGTTTTGAATTAGAATTTCAAGATGAATCAGAAAATAATATTGGAAGTATTAAGGATTTAGCCGAAAAAGTAATTGATGAAACAGCATGGGAAATAGATAGTGAATCTGACTTTATTTTCCAAACAGAAAAAGAAGCATTGTTTGAAATAACACTTACAAGTAATATTAATGCTTATAAATTAACAGAAAGTCAATTAAATGGAATTGAAAAAGCTAACATTGCAACTTCTTTTCCCGTCGATACTATTATTTATGGTTTCTATTCTTGCTGCGCGGGGCGCACTCCAAGGTTTCAGTTCGTCTACTCAAGTGATGGATATGAAACAGATGACTATAGAGTATTAACTAATGCCGAACAATATGTCATAGAAGACTGCGAATATAAAGATAATAATGATACTACTTATGGAGTTGGTGTTCCAACTTTTGCTAATAACACTATTGTTTTATCAATGGAATACAAAGCAAACAGATATGTATTTGCTCAAGAATATAAAATAGATAAAGTATTAAATAAAATAGTTAAAAAATATAAAAAAGATAATGTTACTTATTGGGGATATACTGAAACTATATATATAGCACCTAATTTAATTGAAAATTACGTTGCCAATAATACTGATTTTAAATCAACTGTTGGTTGGAGAGTTGGTTATATTGGAATCAAGGAACCAAATGATGTTTTCCCAACTATAAGTGCAATAGCGGTAAAAGACGGGGGTAATTATGTCGGCTCTGCTTTAAAAGCAGAGAACTTCGATACAAATGCAGACTTTGTTCCAGTTTTAGCAAATAATGGATTCCAAGCAAATAAAAGAAAGATAAAAAGAATAGAAAAAGGAGAAAAATTTGTTTGTTATTATAAATTAAAAAGTGGGATTCTTGGAAACGTTTTTGTTGCAAATGGAGCGGTTGATCCAAGTACCTTATATTATGATACTACTAATACTTATTTAACATTTACGAACGGTAGCGAAGTAGTTTCAGGAAGTTATAAATATCGAATAGCCGTGGCTTCTAATAGTATAAACGAGGAAACTTTTATAAATTCAAACTCTTTTAACATCCTTATAGGTGGAGAAGGTTCTTGTGAGATTCTCGATTTTCAAATTTTTAGATATTATGAGAATGATAGTTCAAGTCCAAATCCAAGTCCAATTTTACCTGGTCAACAAGATATTGAAGTTAAAGAAAATATTACTTATTATTATTATCCTGATGGAGATTATGAATCAAAAGAAGAAATAAACTTTATTACTTCTAAAAATGAACCGATACCAGCCTATATTCCTGAAATGGTTAGCGGCTGTGGAAAAATTCGGTCAATTAAAGTTTCTAATTCTAATCGATTTAATATTCTACAAGAACTCTGCGAAACATTTGAATGTTGGATGGAGTTTAATATAGAACATGATTATTCTGGTCAAATACTTAGTAAAAAAATAAAAATAAAACGATTAGTTGGCAGAGATAACCCAGTTGGGTTTATTTATGGTATTAATGAAAAAGGAATTCAAAGAACTTCTGATTCTAAAGAAATCACAACTAAATTAATTGTTCAACCTAATTCTAATGAGTTCGCGCCGGGTGGTTTTAGTAGTATCGCGCAAGCAACTGCTAATCATACTGGAGAGAATGTAATATATAATTTTGATTATTATATTAATAAAGAACAAATAGATGCGGCAGAACTTCAAAAAGACTTATATTTAACAACAAATCCTTATTTAGGATATTATACAAAACTTAATACCTTTAATAGAGAACTGCGTACGATTGCTGAAAAATTATCTCAAATAAGTGTTCCTTTAGTTACAGCAGAATCAAATATTAGTCTTTATAAAACACAAATGGAGGCAGCAAAGGAAGAGTTAGGAAATGTTTCTGATTATTTATTAAGAAATTATGGTGTAAATTTTTATGACCTTAATGATGATAAAAACTTATTTGATGTTGAATATTTTGTTGACTTAATGGATAATTATAGTCTTATAGACGGTAATTTAATTATTAACTCATCCGATGATAGGGCTTGGGATACCGTGCCATTAGTTGTTACCGTTGAACCAAATACAAAATATACAATTTCGGTTACAAACGCTTGTCAGATTTCAATAGGCAATACACTTGCACATTTTGCGGACTCGGTTTCAGACGTTACATCATTTACATTCACTGCACCAAGTACGGGCAAACTAACATTTAAATTTCTAAGTTCCACCTATTCATTTAATATGGGTAAAGTACAACTTGAAAAAGGTGAAGTTTCTACAGATTATGTTGAATATGAAGAAACCGCTAAATTGTTAGAAAAAGAAAATGTATTAAAAAAACTTGAGGAAGGACGCATTTATCTTGGAGTATCTATTTCAGCCACTGCTAAATTATCAGATGCTCAAGACATTCTTCCGTCTTACCAGGGACAATATGATAATCTATTATTAGCTTTAGAAACTCAAAAAGGACTAAAGAATGCACTTAATAAATCTTTCTTCCAAAAATATTCTCGTTTTATTCAAGAGGGAACTTGGATAGATGAAAAATATACAGACCATGAATTATATTATTATGATGCCTTGTCAATTGCCTATGAATCAAGTATTCCTAAGGTAGGATATACAATAGAAGTTATTGATGTGTCTCCACTTGATGGATATGAAGGATTTAACTTTAAAATTGGAGACAGAAGTTATATCGAAGATCCAGAGTTCTTTGGATATAGAATAGACGAGTCAAATGGTTTTGAAGTAAAATCACCAGTGCGCGAGCCTGTTAATGTTACTGAAATGACAATCGTTTTAGAAAATCCCGAACAAAATACAATTACTGTACAAAACTATAAAACTAGCTTTGAGTCTTTATTCCAAAAAATTACTGCCACCGTTCAACAAGTACAATTTGCGACCGGTGCTTATGAAAAGGCTTCCGCGCTTGCTGAAGCAGATACATCATATAAATTAAGTTTCTTACAAGATGCTCTTAACAGTGCAGCAATGGTCTTATCCAATCAAGGCGAACAAAGTGTTACTTGGGGAAAAGATGGTATTGTTATTACAGATTCTGCCAATGCTAGTAAAAAGTTAAGATTAGTTAGTGGTGGTATATTACTTACAGAAGACGGTGGCGCGACTTGGAGTTTAGGCATGACAGCAGATGGAGTTAACGCTAATAAGATTACTGCTGGACAAGTCGATACTTCATTAATACAAATTATGAACGGCAACGAGCCAACCTTTAGATGGGATGCTTATGGGATTACTGCATATGACTTTGATATGAGTGCAGATAATCCAACTTATTTAAATGGTTTAAATACTGATAAAGGTGTTAGGTTTGATAGGTTTGGTATTTATGGATTTAAAGATAAAGACGGCGCGAGTTGGCATCCTAGTACTATTGAAGACATTCGAGAAAATTCTTTATTTTCATTAACTTGGGATGGATTGTTTTTAAAACTTGGTAATGCTATTTATGGAACTAATGGTTCTGATCTTTCAGAACTTAGTGAAAAAATTACTCATACTTCAAAGGCTATGTTAGGTAAAGTAGATGACTATATATATAATGGTTGGAATAGTGGTGGAATTCCTATTTATACAATAGGGGCCGGAACACCAGAATTTGTAAAAATTTTTGCTGTTGGTAACGATAGTCAAGAATTAGTTATTTATGATGATGGTACTTTAACAAAAGGCAAACCAAATCCTATGATCTATCAAAGGGCTATGAAGACTTTGAATTGCCTTCCTAATAATTGCATTGTTTTTGAGGATGCAATCTCAGGAGTAAAGAGTGCCTATAATGCCAAAGCTGGTTTAGTGGTGG